GGCACCCGGAGCACTCTTTCGAGTGTTCCTACTTCCAGACCTCCTTAGGATGCAAGATCCAGTGAAGCAATAGTTGCTTTACTTCTGTCTGCATCTATAGATAGGTATCTTGAAGTATGATTTCCGGTAATTTTGGAAATCACTTTCATGATGGCGGCCGATTCATTATCGGTAACATTGAAATCTTTCGATGTCAACACCACCTTAGAAAGGGCTGCCTGAACCTGTCTATCTATAGAAAGGGCTGAATCTCAGTCCAACTGTCTATAATAGAATTTCTTATTCTTTTCAATTGAGGAAACAAGTTCCTGAATATCTAAGGTATGATCATCTGTTATGACAGCCTCTAGTCATCCGATAAGTTGAGATTTTCTCACCGGATCTAGATCCTGTCTTGCGACAGGAGCTACCAGATTCATCGCCTCCTTCTCCAGGTTTTCGTCCCAGTCTCTTAGGAGAGTTTTTGCAATAGTGTATGCAGTATTTGCAATCACGTTACAAAACTCCACCTCAAAGTCGGAATAAATTTCTTTTCTTCCGGACTCATTAGAGAAGGGATAAGCCCCTAGAGAGTCAGAGACTCCTGCTAGAACTTGTCCACACCCTCTTATCAATTTTAGAACGCTCACTTTAGGAATAGATGTTAAATTCTGTTCTTCAAGTGCTTCAAAACCCTTTTTAGGGTTTATTAGCGATTCTACCAACCACCGGTGCGACAATATGTTCAAAGAACACATTGTCCCGAGAGTGGCGATTAAGGGGGTCATGTACTCCTTCTTCCTTTGAAGAAGTTTCCATGTCCCAAATTTAGAAAGGGTAGTACCAATGATACTGTTAGAGATCGGAAGATCCCTTTGGAGGAAAGTGACTAAATTCATCACTCTTCCGCTTAAGGTATCGTTCGACAATAACTGTTTCACAGGTATTGGGGATACGTTAGAGTCTGCTATGCAGGTTCTTTTCGCAAACTCAAACACTGGTGCTTTAAAGGACTGGATAGATTTTGATAAATTTATCTCAACTCCCAAAAGCCCTGTTAACTCAAGGTATTTCTCTCCAAGTAAAGGATCGAAAATCACCAGATCATCCCCGAGGATCTCATACTGTTCTTCTCAGCCTACCCTTCCTATTAAGGAAGAGGCATGTTGAAGGATTCAGTGATGAGTCAGCGCAAGTGCTGGTCAGCTTGAAAGAGCTCCCATCGGTTGCCCGACGGAATATCTTAAGAGGTTAGGAGCACCATATTTGGAAACGCTGTGGTCAGAGAAAGCAAAATCTCTCTCAACCATCAGACGTTTTCATGCGTGCCCATACTCTTCTGAGAAAATCAGTGATAAGATTTTAACAGTCAAGTCAACAGGCAGACGATCAGTCGCCGCGCTTAGGTCGTATGAAAGTGCCATCCCAGATTGCTGGGCTTTAGTCTGAGATCTTCTTATAGAAGACTCTTGATCAAAAGTACCATCATTGGGAATGACACGCAGCACGGAAAACATGAAATCGTGAAGCGGAGATAACATAGATTGTGTTATCGAATCCACCATCGCGAAAATTCTAAGTTTTCCTGCAGGCTCTTGTTTTAGAGAGAATTGGCCGAAAGGAGATCCAGCGAAGCTACATTTCTGTGGCAACGCCGTCTGAACTTTAGCCATCTCTATCAGATCAGAAAACAGCGTCTCAAACACTAGGGTGTTAAATCCCAGGTTTTTGACAGCTGTCTTTCATTGATCATAGATCTGTCTCATCTCCTCACTACCATCCCAGTACAAGGCATCGGTCAAAAACCCATGTCATGATACCAGATTAGTAGGAGAAGCAGATCTTAAAACAAGCAGTTTCATCGGAGCTAAGCAGGCTCTCTCAACGGTATACCGAAACTTCGGGAGCTTGTCAAAATGAACAGACAGGCTCGGAAGAGTCAGTAAAGCCGTAAGCCACTGTTGATCCCCATTAAAAGGATCAGTAATAGTGGACGTTTTCAACTTATAAGGTGATTTTAATACCCTATAAATGGAAAAGAGAGAGGACCAAAAGATGATTGTTGACCTATCTCCCTCTCGTATTCTCGAACGGTCTCTGGCTTTGATATAAGCTGGAAGACCATTGATAACACGAGGAAGGGGGAGGTTCGGCTCAAGATCTCTTAGGGACTGAACACAATCGTCTCCTAAATATTTCTGAAGAGCCACGTAACAGGACTTCAATCATTTGATTGTATATTCTGTTCCGTGGTGTCTCCTCATATTTATGACGAACGCTAAAAATTCTTTGCAGACCTTTGCTTTGGCAGAAAGACCTCTAACCCTCCCAAATGACAGATAAACAATCTGCCTCAAGGGAATGGCTAGACGGTTGACAAGTTTGTTGTCAATGGCGAACATTTTCGCTCTCAACTGAACTTTTGATCTTACACCCTGAAAATTAATTTTTAGATTTCTAAATTTTATATTTTTCATGGGTTAATTTCAATGTTTAGCGGATAGAAAATTGCGCTGTTCCCGTTAGGGGACGCCAGTTCGTAATTCCACCTTTACCTGCCCCTCGCTTTAGCTGAGATAGTAAACTAACTCGAGCCAGGAGAGGCGCTCAGGGTGATAAGGATCCTTCATGGGTTCGAAGCCACTGGGCCGTGAGCAATCACGTTGCCATCCTCCTTAGAGTTTCACATCTTATCCTCACTCTTGCGAGTGCGACAGTTATAACTCGTCCGGATTCGGCAAGTTGGCTTCCAACTTCGAACCGGGATATACGATTGTCTAACATCACGTATCAGACACTACTACCCCCTTCTATGAACCTCCCGGAAAAGTGCTACCGGATCGAGGTACTTCGAAAGAAG